TCCCTCGCGTACGCGGGAAGTAGTTAACTATTAACTAAGTTAACGTTAACTGTTACAAATACTGACGTATTGATTTGTAACAGCGTTAACCCCTCTTTCTTAAAAATGTTTTCTCCCCTTTGGATGTAACGGGGTTTTGGTTTTTCTGCGTGTGTTTTGCGAATCATTGTTTATACTTTGTTTTGCGGTCGGGGCTGTCGTATCCGGGGTTCTCCTTCTCTAAGGTCCTCGTCAGGGTTACAGTTGTCTTTGCACGGCAGGTACGGGCAGAAAGGCTTTTTACCGGCGGCGGCTCAGGCTCTCCTTATGCGTAATGAACGCCTCAAATGCGTACAAGGGGGCCTGTGCCTTTGGAGAAGGGAAGAAAAATGCTGCTTGCTGCTGACAGGAAGGCGATTCTCAGTACGATAGGCTTCGATACGTGGCCTGAGCAGGAGAAGATCCTCGACCATACTGCCCGAATCAAGCTTGTTGCAGGGGGAGAGCGTGCGGGGAAGAGTTTTCTCGGCGCATTGTCGGTAATCAGTCGTCTGGACGAGTTCGAGAGCGGCGATATTGTATGGCTTGTCGCCAGGGACTACGAGAGAACCCGTGCTGAATGGAACTATCTTGCCGATATCCTCCAGAAGCTGGGCTTTCTTATAAAGCAGACCAAGAGAATCGACCCGGGGGAGATGACAGTCGCCTGCGGCACGGGCGAAAACCCGGGTGTCTTTACCATCAAGAGCAAATCGGCGCAGGATCACCGCAGTTTAGCGATGGAAGCACCCCGGATGGTGGTTGCGTGCGAGGCATCCCAGATAGACCACGAGAGTTTCCTCCGATTAAGGGGCAGGATCGCAGAAAAGCGCGGATATCTGTTCCTGGAAGGCACTTTCGAGATGTCTTTGGGGTGGTATCCGTCCCAGTGGGAGGCGTGGCAGTTCTTCAACCCCGACGACGACGCTGTTTCCTTCTCGTTACCGTCGTGGACCAACCGTGTCGTCTATCCCGGGGGAAGGGAAGACGAGGAAATCCTCTCTTTGGAGCGTCTGCACTCCGAGGACTGGTTCAACGAGCGGATCGCGGGAAAACCGGCACCGCCGACAGGACTTGTCCACAATATATTCGACGTTCAAACGCATATATCCGACAAGGCAGAGTACATCGAGGGCGAGGCAGTGCATCTGTGGACAGACCCCGGGTATTCACAGGTGACAAAGTCCGCATACGCAGTAGAAGCCGTGCAGATAATAGGTGGGCAGGTAAGAATCATCGACGAAATCTTCGAGAGGGAGAAAATCACCGAGGAAATCATAGAGATATGCCAGATGCGACCGTGGTGGAAGGACGTTCAGCACGGTGTCATAGATATAGCCGCACATAACATCGGAGAGTCCAGACCTGTTGACACATGGCTCGAAAAGGCCAGCCTCTACATGCAGTCAGAACGCGTCGGGGTACTCGACGGAATAGAACGGTTCAACACGTTCCTGAAAGAGAACCCGTCAACAAAACAGCCGAACCTGCTCGTAAATCCCCGGGCAAGGGGGATAATATCCGAACTCGGGGGATGCGCGAACCCGTTCGACGACCAGATTCATGTCTATACATGGCGCACAGACAGGGATAATAATGTTGTCGGAAGAGAGCCAAGGGACGCTTTTAACCACGGCGTAAAGGCAGTTACCTACGGACT